ACGCACGTCAGTTCGATCTCAACAGTGACTTGGCTTTGGACTTGGCGGGACATGCGGTCGCTCCGTTTCGATGGGGAAGCATCGCCGTATGCGTTCCTCGTGTCAATCGTTTTGTTTCACTGGCGACCGTTTCCGATTGCTACGCCCGATCATTCGTGCAAATGATGCAAAATGACGAAACCTCATCCTGAAGCCGCGCGCGTGTTCGCCCGTGCATTTTCCGAAGGGTTCAAGATGCCCGAGGTCTTGGCGCGAGGGGGCGTCTCACGTTCGACCTGGTGGCGCATCAGGAGCGGTAAGGATTTCAAGGCGTCATCTATCAAAGACATCGACCGCGCTATCGACGAATTGATCGCCGATCGCGAATCGCAAGGAAACCCAGATGGGCCGCAAGCCGAAAGCTGAAACCGTGGTCGAACGCGAGATCGCACCAGACGACAACACCAAGCTGACCGATGCCGAACAGCAAGCGTTGGTCACCTATTACGCGCTGAAAATCATCGAGGATCAGCGAAAGGTCGCGGCGCTTAAGGTGTCGATGGATTTGGCTAAGAAGGTCGTGAACGGCCACTTCAAGCGATTGAAAGCGGACCTTGATTGGTCACGCAAAGAGTTCGAAGCCGAAGTCCTCGAAAAGATGCAGATGACGGAAGCCGAGGACCTGGCGGCTGAAAAGCGCCGCGCTCGGCTTCGGAAATTGGCTGGTCTTCAAGCCGGCCAGCAACTCGACCTCGAGGACGTGATTCGCGATACCGCCGACGATCTGGCGATGGCCTACGCCAACGGGTTGCGCGCTGGGCGCCGAGCCGATGATCCGGTGGCGCCGCCCGAAGTCGCCGCCGTCGCGCTCCAAGAATGGCTAAGAGGATGGCATGACGGGCAGGCTGAGAACGCCATGAAGCTCGGGATCGCCGCGAAGGTCTTGGAGGCCCGCGCCAAATCGGCCGCCTCAACCGTCGAACTGGTCGAAGACACGGGCGACGATGACGAGATCGACGAAGACGACGTTCGCAAGGAAGCCCGGCGGCTCAAAGATGCGGGCTGGACCGAACCGACCGCCGATGAAGCGTTTGAGGACGCGTAACGGTGGACGCGCTGACTTTCTCAATGAGCGGCGCTCCTCGCGGAAAAGGCAGGCCCCGAGCTGCGGTTCGGGGCCAACACGCGACCATTTACACCGACGCCAACACGCGGAAATATGAGGCGTCAGTAGCCCGGTTGGCGAAGATGGCCATGAACGGCCAAGATCCATTTACGGGAGCGTTGAGCGTGTCGCTCCGGTTTCGCATCCAACCGCCGAAGTCGATGCCCAAACGGGAGCGCGCCGCCGTGTTGGCTGGCGAGCAGGCTTACGCTGGGCGGTTCGATATCGACAACCTCGCTAAGAGCGTTTTGGATGCATGCAATTCAATCTGCTTCGTCGATGACAAGCAGGTCATGCGATTGTTCGCCGTCAAGGTCGCCAGCGAGCGTCCGGGGGTAGACGTAAAGATTATGCCGTTGGAACCACAGGGGATTAGCCTTGCGAACATCGACCGAATGGACTTCTGAACGCCAAGAACTGCTTGAGCGGTTATGGCGGGAGGGCAAGAGCTTCGCCGAGATCGCAAAATCGCTCTGCGTAACCAGATCGGCGGTTGCTGGTCGCTTGGCGCGCACGGGCCACGCGGGCAAAGGTTCACCGCCTCGTCCGATCAGTTTGAGCATGAAAAAGTCTGTCAAGGCGATCCCGGCCACGAAGCCGGTATGGCGCGCTCCGGCCCTAACCGTTGTTTCTGGCCCTCCTATCTCAAAGCCGCCATTGCCGATGCCTGTGTTAACTGCGGCGACGGGCAGCGATCCTAGGCCATGGATTGAGCGAGCGCGCGGAGAATGCGCTTGGCCGCTTGGCGACGGGTCAATGAGCTGCTGCGCCCCGACTGGCGCCCGGACCCAGGTCTATTGCGAGGAACACCGGAAGCGGGCCTACGTGAAAAGTAGGGTCGGATAATGGGCGAGGGAGCGGCCGGCGCAAGACTGCTGCTAGCGATCGGAGAACGCCAGCGCTGGATTTTGCGGCTCTATGGCGGCACGGTCGCTCCAAGTCCTGATGAGCATCCCGTGGTCGCTGGCGCGCGTGCTAGGCTTAAGGAATCGCTAATCGGCGCCCTCCTGCTCATTGCGTCCTATGGCGGAAAGCGTCATCGTCCTGAGGCTTGGGAGTTGTTGGCGATTGTTCGGGGTTGGAAATGATCAACGGTCGCGCCGTGTCAAACGCTATGCTCACCTCACCATCCACACTGGCGATGGCCCTGGAGCGCGCGATGGAAGCGATCCTTCAAGCGCACAGTTTCCAGCAGATGGAGATCGATATTGCCGTGGCGCGGCGCCGACTGGCCGCGCAGTATGAAGAGTCGATCAAGACGGAAGGGTTCCTAGGGTGACTATGACGCCAAGTGAACGCGGTCGATACGCGCAGAGTTTCCGCAAGATTAAGGTTGTTCCGAGACCGGTCGTAGTCCGATTGAACGGTATGCCATGTGGCGAGTGCGGTGGTCATACTGAGGTCAAAGATTCTCGCCCTTGTGAAAAGGGCGGCGTGCAAGCGATCCGACGGCGGCGCAAGTGCGTGGACTGCGGGGCCAAGATCACGACCTGGGAAATGACCAAAATCGCTGAAGATCCGCGAATTACCCGCGTCCGCGAACTAGTCCGCGATCTCCAGTCTGCGCTGGACGAACTGCCCCCGACGGCGGAATGGGACGATCTGTGAAAACGCCCGATAATCTTCGCGGGCTCCCATTGCCAAGTCGGCGATTTGGTGGGTAGAAAAAGAAACGGGCGGGGAGGTTCCTACACCTCAACCCGCCCATTTACATCGGCTTACACGGAGCCTCCGCATGAACTCCATTAACAATTCCGCGCGTATCGCGCAACCGTCTAAGCCCCTTGCGCCTAAAAAGCCGCCCGTCTGCTTAGAATGCGGCGATGAAACGAGCTTGGCGCGAGGGTCGGACGTATACCCCGGCGAAGATCATTTGGCCGAGATATGGGTTTGGAAATGCCAATGCGGTGCTTTCGCTCGCTGTCAGCCAGGAACCCTAATTCCCGTTGCACGCCCTGCAGGCGACGAAACTCGACGGCTACGCAATGAAGTGTTTCGTTTAGTTTACGAAATTCTCGGCCCGTGCGGAGGAACGGTTAAAGAAAAGAAGTTGTGGAGCGCCCACAGATTTTACATTCAGAGAAAAACTGCATATCTCGCTCTTAGCAGGCGAAAAGCGATAAAATTTGGCTATCTCACCAAAGATGAGGCTCGTCTGTGTGTCGAGTTTCTTAAACAGAATGGAGATATGTTCAATTCTCATCGATCCAATGAGCAGAGCGGATCGGTTGCATGAGTTTAGCGCCCGCATTCGATCTGCGCCCCGAAGAGATCGAACTATTCAACATTGAGGCTGAGCAAGCGCTGCTCGGATGCGTGCTGTTCGACAATAGCGCGATCCAGCTTTGCGACGGTCTGGCTCCGGCAATGTTTTATGAGCCGCTTCACTCCCGCATGTGGGCGGCGATCGTTGAGCGTGCGGCTCACGGGCGCGTTGATATGATTTGGATGTTCGATCGGCTCAAGTCTGATCCATCCATGCTCGAATTGGGCGGACTGCGCTATCTCGCCGATCTGGTTGACCACGCGCCCCCAACTGCGAACGCGCCAGATTGGGCTTCGATCATCCATGACTCGTCCATGCGCCGCTCACTGGTCGATGTATGCGCCAAGGCGATGGCGACAGCTGGAAACACTGCATCGAGCGCTTTTGAGCTGATCGCTAGCCTTGAGCGCGAGATCACGACGCTCGCCACCGGAGCCGCGCCAGCCGATAGCAACCTCGTGGACGGGCGAACGTCCGCTCTTGAGACAATGGAGCAGATCGGTGACGAGCACGCCCAGGGCAAGCCAAAGGGCCGAATGACGGGCCTTCGGTGTGTTGACTTCCGGCTAGGCGGTCTCAAGCCGGGCAAGCTGATTATCATCGGCGCCCGGCCATCGGCGGGCAAGACGGCGCTATTGCGGAATGTGCTGTTCGGTGCTGCGATGCGAAACCGTAACGACGCCTTCGCCCTATTCTGTCTCGAAATGAGCCGCCGCGAATTGGATGAGCGCACGCTGTCAGCTCTGACCTATCGCGACGAAGGATGGAGCAGCATCCACTATCAGAACATGAGCGGCGACAAGCTCACGCCTCTTGAGGTGCGACGGCTTCGCGAGTTAGCATATGACGTTCCGGCCAACTTCATCTTAGACGACACGACCGGCCTTTCCGTCGATTATATCGAACGCCGGGTGTGGGCATTGAAGCGCAAAGGCCCACTGGGTGCGGTAGGGATCGACTACCTCCAGATCATGGATCGCCCCAAAGCCGTTGGCCGCAACCAATCGGACGTGCTGGCCGAAATGACCGGGCGCCTGAAACGCCTTGCAAGGCGCGCTGAGGTCGCGATTGTGCTCCTATCGCAAATCAGTCGCGGCGTTGAGGCGCGGGACGATAAGCGTCCGCAGCTCGCAGACCTTCGCGAATCAGGGGCCATTGAGCAGGACGCTGACGCGGTGCTCATGCTCTACCGCGAGTTTTACTATTTGGAGCGGTCCAAGCCCAAGGAAGGAACACCCGCCTTCACCCAATGGGAAATAGACTGCGAGGACTGCAAACACCGGCTTGACGTGATCTGCGCCAAAAACCGGGGCGGCGGCATCGGTTCCGATGAGCAGGAATACATCGCCGAATTTGACGTGATTAGCGATCCGAGACGGGGGTAATTATGAGCACGCATCCGTTCATCCCACTTTACGTCGATGATTTTGAGGCGGCCACGGCGCATCTCTCGCTTGAAGAGGATGGCGTCTATAACCGGCTCATGCGGCTTTGCTGGCGCACGCCAGGATGCAGCATCCCAGCCGATGAAGTTTGGATCGCCCGAAAGATCAGGCTCTCGCCAGAGGACTTCGACCGCATTGCTAGACCGGTGCTGAGTGAGTTTTTCGGGATGTCGAGAGGGCGATATTTTCAGAAGAGATTGCGCGAAGAATACGACGACATATCGCGTAAGATTTCGGCGAGGAAAGAAGCCGGTAAAAGGGGAGGATCGGCTAAGGCTGCAAAAACAAAGGGTAATTCGTCTAGCAATGCTATGATTTTGCTACAAGACACGCGTGCGTTTCCAGAACCAGAACCAAAACCAGATCCATATAAAGAACCCCCTATGGTCCCCCAGGGGACACCGACGCTCAGCCTTCTTCCCGAAGAGCCTTCAAGGCCCGATGAAGTTCAGACCGCTTTCGATCTATGGAACGAAACGGCGACCATGTGCGGCTTAGCGAAGGCTATCGATCTCGACGACAGGCGCCGGGCTGCAATCCGAAAGAGGCTCAAGCAATCCGGCCTGACGGGCTGGAAAGCGGCTCTGGATGCGGTTCGGGCCAGTGCGTTCTGTCTGGGTCAGGTGAAAGCCCAGGAAGGTCGAAAGCCCTTCAAGGCGACGTTGGACTTCGTTTGCCAAGCCTCTTCATTTCAAAAACTGAGGGAGGGGTTTTACGGCGCCGACGCCAAACCGGCGTTAGTGATTGCGGCAAATGCCGCGCCGCTGACCCAAGAACAAATTTGGGAAAAGCGCGTGTCAAAATTCAAGGACGGTGGCCCGTGGCCGATTGATTGGGGCAATTCTCCGGGGCGGCACGAGTGCGAGGTCCCGGTCCATATCCTGGTCAAATACGGGTTCAAAACCCCGGCTGAGATCGCGGAAATGAACGCCAACGTGACGATATTTCCAACCGAACGGAGGGCGTTTTGACCCCGATTAGAACCCTTCCCCGCATCATCGAATGGCGCGGATACCTCGTGGCGATCGGCGAAAACATCGTCGTTCTCCGCAAGGGCAAGCCACCGCTTCGGATGATCAACGGCGGCAAACTGGAGCGCGTCGCATGACCGACCAATCCCCAGAACAACCGTTGGCCCACCATTTCGAGGAAAAGAACGGTCGGCGCTGGCTGGTTGTGATGCACCCGGACGGATGCAGACACATGCGAAATCCGGTTCACAGCGATACTCATGCGGCGATCTGCCTTCCGATCATGACGCGGCTGATATTGGGCGTTGATGCCCTAGACGATGAAAGGCGAGCCCGTATCCGGGCTGCGTATGCTCTGCCATGACCGATCAACCCCAACCCCGCGAGACAATCCGCGCCAGCTCCTACGGCTATGGCTACGGGGAGGAACGTCCGCTGGGCCAGGGGCAGTCAAACCGCGTGAAACAGAGGCGCAAGCGGCGCGAACGGGAATTGCAGAGGGCGATAGAAGAATGAACCGTTCCACCAAATACGAAGACTTTCTGGCGCGAAAGGCGATCGCCGATCCGGCGACGGGTTTAATCAGTTTTCCGCCCCTCCCTGAGAAAATGTTCCCGTTTCAGCGCGACATTACGTCGTGGGCATTGCGCCGGGGTCGGGCGGCATTGTTCGCCGGGACCGGCTTGGGCAAATCGTTCATGGAGTTGGCATGGGCGGACGCTGTTCACCGGGAGACGGGCCGCGACATTCTTCATCTGGCGCCGTTGGCGGTCACCGCTCAGATGGTCCGCGAAGCAGATAAGTTTGGGATCGCAGCTCGCCAGGTCCGCGATCAGGCCGGGTGTTTGTCGGGAACAAACATCACGAATTATCAGAAGATCGAGCATTTCGATTTGTCGCAATTCGGGGGTGTGATCCTTGATGAAAGTTCGATCCTGAAATCGACTGATGGTCATTATCGAACACGGCTGATCGAAGAGTGCGCGCAAATACCGTTTCGGCTCGCTGCGACCGCTACGCCTGCACCTAACGACTTCATGGAGTTGGGCAATCACGCCGAGTTCCTGGGCGTCATGTCCTATACCGACATGCTGGCGACATTCTTCACGCACGATGGTGGTGAAACCCAAAAGTGGAGGCTTAAGGGCCACGCTGAAAACGAGTTTTGGAAATGGATGGCCTCTTGGGCGGTCATGCTCAGAAAGCCGTCCGATCTCGGCTATGACGATGCCGGCTATGATCTTCCGCCGCTTCGCATCCATCAGCACACCGTGGGCGTCGATGACGCTGCGGCCCAACGTGCCGGGTTCCTATTCGCCATGCCGGCTGAGACGCTGGCCGATCGCATCAAAGCGCGTCGGGACACGATACAGGATCGCGTCGCCATGGCCGCTCAGATCACGCCTATGGACCGTTCCGTGTTGTGGTGGTGCAATCTGAATGCTGAGAGCGAAGCGCTTACACGGGCCATCCCTGGATGCGTAGAGCTACGTGGATCAGACAGCGAAGACGAAAAAGAACGCAAGATTCTCGGTTTCTGCGACGGCTCAATCTGGCGAATGGTCACCAAGCCGTCGATGATGTCGTTCGGCGTCAATGCCCAGGTCTGTCACTGGACGGGGTTTGTCGGGCTAAACGATAGTTGGGAGCAATATTATCAGGCTGTGCGCCGGTTCTGGCGCTTTGGGCAAACCGAACCGGTTGATGCGCATCTGATAGCCGCTGAGACGGAAGGAAACGTCGTTGCGAACCTACGCCGAAAAGAAGCCGACGCCGATCGGATGATGGCCTCAATGATCATGCACACCCGCGATCTTTCATCCCAAGCGGTGCGCGGTTCGATCCGCGAAAACCCGCTTTACAATCCACAAATAACGATGGAGTTGCCAAAATGGATAGCCGCGTAGTCAATCAGGTCGTAAACGAACAATTCGCGATTTACGAAGGCGATAGCTGCGAAATTCTGCGCGGAATACCAGGAGACAGCATTCATTTTGGCGTCCACTCTCCCCCGTTTGAAGGATTGTATCGGTTTTCGGCCTTTGATAGGGACGTTTCAAACAATGAAGGGTCTAATTTCTGGGAGGCTTATGGGTTCATAATCTCAGAATTACTTCGCGTGACTATGCCTGGACGCCTTCACTCGGTGCATTGTATGCAGCTCCCGCGATCCAAGACGCGCCATGGCAACATCGGGATGCGTGATTTCCGTGGGGAGATCATTCGCGCCTATGAGGACGCAGGATGGCTGTTTCATTCGGAAGTGTGCATTTGGAAAGACCCTGTAGTGGCCCAGCAGCGCACGAAATCGCTGCGTCTCCTTCATAAGCAGATCATGAAGGATTCATGCATGAGCGGTCAGGGGTTGGCTGATTATGTGGTGACGTTCCGAAAGCGTGGCGAAAATCCAGAGCCGGTGGATGGTAAGTTTGATCAGTGGATCGGCGCCGCACCGGCTGACACCGAAGGCAAGTGGTCCGATGCGCGGACTGCCTTTGGCGTCGATATTAGCCGCGAAGCCTATGATCGCCATGCTCAGGAAGTTCGTGAGGCTGGCGGTTCGGTCTGGCCGTTTGATACGTGGGTTTCCGTGCTCGTTTGGCAGCGTTACGCTTCGCCGGTCTGGATGGATATAGACCAAACTCGGACGCTCCAATATCGAGGTGGTCGCGACGAGAAAGATGAAGTCCACGTTTCGCCGCTCCAGCTCGACGTGATCGAGCGATGCTTGGAGTTGTGGTCAAATCCCGGCGACACGATCTTAACGCCGTTTATGGGCATTGGGTCAGAGGTTTTCGCCGCCGTCGAAATGGGGCGTAAGGCAATCGGAATTGAACTCAAGCCTAGCTATTTCCGTCAGGCGGTCAAAAACCTGGCCCAAGTCGGGATGCGAAATCCCCAATCGTCAATGTTGGACCAATTCGCGGATGAAGACGCCACGCTGTTCGCCGAAGCCGACGAATGAAGCCTCCCCGCCAGCGCTACAGCCGCTCGAACTGCTGCGTCCCTGGATGCGCTCGGTATTCGACGGTGTTCCCGGCTGAATGGCTCTGTGGCGACCACTGGCGCATGGTCCCACGGGATTTGCGGGCAATTCGGGGGCGCATGGTGCGGCGATGGAAGCGGACGGGCGAATGGTCGCGCTCGGAAAAGTGGCCGTCGATTAACCGGGCGCTGGATGGGTGGTGGCGCCGGGTGAGGCGGGCGGCGATTTGCAGGGCGGCGGGGATTTGACAGGCTGCTCCAAACCAGCGATATGAACATCATGTCGCGCGGAACTGAAACCATTATCGACCGACAGATGATCTCCTTCGGGGATCGTCTAACCGGTAGGACTGCGGATTTTGACTCCGCCGATGTTGGTTCGAACCCAGCTCCCCGAGCCATCCGATCGCAACCTAATCTGCGGCG